CCAACAAAGCATTATTATATTCACTAGCTATGCCAACTAAAAAATGACCATAGTCACGAGTTCCTATTTGTCCTTTATATTCTGCTACTTGAGTATTAGTTTCTATGTCAAAAACATGGAAAGCGCTATAATCTTTTCCATCTCCTCGAGCACAGTCAGCTACAACAGCATACATTTTTGAATAGTCTGGTCTTTCAAACACCCAAAGATTACCATCTAAACCTCTACGTTCTAAAGGTTCTTTTGCTTGAATTAAATACCAGTTTAGAATAGCAGGATCAATAGCTGTGTCACCAGAAGTTGTAAAGTCACAATCACATTCTTGAGCAGCCATTCTAGGTCCTAAATCTATATCTTGTTGGTCTCTCCAACTTTGGTTTCGCTCAGGATGAACGTCCCATGGTAATCTAATCGGTAAAAAACTATTTTGACCTTCTTCTGCTTTTACCCAAGTTCTGTGGAACCAGTTTCCTGTGCCATATGGTGTAGACATAGCAATACACCCACCACCTGTCGCCAAGGTTTGTTGGGCAGATACGAATACCTCTTCAATATTATCGATAAACGCAGCCTCGTCAATAAGCAACAAAGATACGGCTTCACTTCGCGCACTATCACCAGCAGCTGATACGGCTTTCATCTGACTACCATTTGATAATCGTATACTAAGTTTATTATTTTCTAAAGATTTAATTTTCATCCAACTAGGTAAATTATCATATCCGAATTTTACCTTAGTTACCATGTTTTTTGCTGTTTCTGTTTTAGTAGCAATACACAATACGTTTTTGTCAGTATTAAAAAGCATAAGCCATAAAGCATACGCTGAACTTAATGTACTAATTCCTAATTGTCTTGATTTATTTATTAAACTAAATTTATTTTTTAAAAATAGTCTTAATACACTTTCTTGAAACGGATATAAATTAAAATGAACTCTACCTTTGGTAGGGTGTTGAATCATGTAATATTTTTTACAAAAATAAATAGGATCTTGCTTACATTTAAGAAGTTCTTGTTGAATAGCTTCTTTTATAGAAAGTTGTTTTGGAATGTCATTTAATTCGCTCATAACAATACTATTAAAAATATACTAATTGCCGCTACTATACCAGTAAGTACATAGGATTTACTTAATTTAGTTTGTAAATCACTTATTTGATTTTCTTTTTCTGTTATTACACCTTTATAACTAATAATTACACTATCATGTCTAGTTTCATTTTTCTTATATAAAGCTATTTGAACATCACTAACTTTTATTGTAGAATCTTGTGATTTAATAATACTAGACTGGCTTTTAATGGTATCTCTACTGACAGTAATTTGTTTTTTTAAATAGTCTCGTTCTACTTTTACCTCTAACGCATTCCTTAAAGCAGAAACCGGTACTACTACATTAGTATCATTTAAAAGTTTTTGTGAACTTACTGGCAATATCAACATTAGACATACCATTAAGACGATTACGTTCTTCTTCATATTGTTCTTTATATTCTGATGCTCTTTTAGCGGCTGCTTCTAAGTCTTTTTTATCTTTAGCAATTTGAGCAGCTAAGACATTTTTTACTGAATCTAAACTAGCTATTTTTTGTTTATCTTTAGCTATTTCTTTATTTAAACTGTCTATAGTATTATAATATTGTTGTTCTTTATCGTTAGAATAAAGTGGTGTTGGTTTATGAAACCAAAAATACAACACAACTATTATAATCAATAAACCTATAACCGTTGATATTTTTTTCATATTACAGTCCTAAATCAGACATTGTATTAAGATCATTTTCTTCTTCTAATGATGATCTCCACATGTCAAACTCACTTCTCATAGATTCTTCAGGACTTTTAAATCTTAACATAACGTCATTATCAGCAAATACTCCTGATGTGCCTCTACCATCATCAAATAAATGATATGTTGTTCCTTTAATATCTTTAGCAATACCTTTATATTTCATGTATGTTCTTCCAGGTTCTCCTGAACCAGGCATTCCACCCACATAAACATATTCTTTACCTATTGTTAAATTTTGGGGATCTACTTCATTTAAAGTTTCTTCTTTAAGTTTAACATCAGTATCTTTTAGTTTCATTTCACCAAAAGCATGTTTTTTAAAAGGTACAGCTTCTTGTACGTCTTCTACCTCATTTATTGGTTGGGGTTTGAAAGCCTGTACCATTTTTCTAAATAAATCGTTTGAAAAGTCTATATTGTCCATATTTACATTTTAGTATAAATATGTTCAAATATAGCTTTTACACGTTCTTCTGTAGATCCACTTACTACTAATAAGTTTTTAGGTGGATATGCTTCTAAAAGATTTTGAATTTGGTAATCAATTTGATCTCTATATTTACTATTAGTTTCACGAACTCCGTTATCTTCTATTTTTACTCCATCAGGTTTTACGTAAATTACTAAATCATATTCACCTTTAAGATTCATAGCAGCATGTTCAAAATCATATTTTTGACTATTAGGAATACTTTTAGATAAAGCTGTAAAACTACAAACATCCCATATAGTTCTGTCTGTAATAATATTGTCAAATATTAATTCAGTACTTCTTTCTGCTAAAAATATAAATTGACCTTTTAAAGTACTATCAGTATTAAGAGGAATGCCTAAACTCATTAAGTATTTACTTCGTTCAGTAGCAGTTTCATAATTCTTAAAAAAATCATGTGCTCTTAAAGCATTTACCAATGTAGTTTTACCTACACTCATTGTACCTGTTAAACCTATTTTCATATTATTACATTGATTGTTCGTAACGTGGATCTTTTGATGGTGGAATGCCATTAAAGTCTCTTTTAGCTTCTTCCCACTGTTCTTTAGTTTTTCGTTCTCCAAAAATATAGTATTCTGGTTTTTGTTTTTGATCTTTTGGATAGATCATTGCAGGGCCATCCCAACTATGTAGTACTCTACGTTCGTCATTGTTGAAGTAATGAATAGTTTTACCATCAACGGTTTTTATTTTAATTGTTTGCATAACTTATTGTATATAGTTTAAATAAAAAGTGTTAAATCTCCATCATACCATACGTCTTCTAGATGGTATTTATCTTTAAGTAAAGACTCAGCAACGTATATTCCATGAGCACCACTTACTGTAATTCCTCTTGCTGATAATGCATCTCCTACAAAATAAACATTTGGATATTTAGTAAGACTCAAATTTTTATATTTAACAAGTGGTTCAGGTGAAAGATATTTTACTTCAGGCACATAAACTCCCCAATCATCACCAAAATCAAATACTTTATTCATATCATCAATGAAGTTTTTAATGTAAGTCCAATATTCACCCATAGCTTCTTCAATTTGAGATGTTTCTGCAACAGGATGACTACTAACCATTTCACCTTCTGATGTAATACCTGCTACTCTTGATGGACTATAATACAATCCTGTTCCGTCTTTTTGTAATTTAGACACAACATTACGACTCCATTCAAATGGATTTTCAATGCCTTTGATTTCCATAATGATACCAAAGTTAGTCATATTATTTCTGTATTCTTCACCTTTTTTAGCGTGTCCATTATAAGTAACATCACCATATGTTTCTTCTACAGCAACATAAGCAGCATTATTGTTAGTACAGAATGAACGTAAACTAACATCATCGAACTTTTGATATAACTTAAAATCATAACTTATATCAATTAATTTTTGAAAATAATGTTGTGGTGCTTCAAATCGAACTCCAATTTGAACTGATTTAGGTTCATCTGGTAGTTGATATTGATTAGCTAATTGTTGAGCAAAATCAATACCTGATTTGCCTACTGCAAATATAAGTTCTTCATAATCTATTTCTAAATTCAACTCACTGTTTAAAACATCACAAACTATAAGTTCTTGAGTAAAATCAATATTAGTTACTTTAGTTTCCCAATGAAAGTTTACATCTTTATCAACTAAATATTGATACCAATTTTTAGCAATTTCATGAAGATAATTACTACCAATATGCCATACAGGAAACATCCTTAAACCAAAATAAGGTTTAATGAACTCTGGTTCTTCTTCTGGATTAGACATAAATATTTCTTCAGGTTTTGGGTGGAATCTTCTAAAATTACTAATCACTTGATCCATCAAGTTCATTGCTTTTTCTTCACCACAGTATTTTGATAATTGACCACCAATTGCTGTGTGGTAAGTTAATTTACCATCACTCCATCCTCCAGCTCCTAACATTCCTTCCATTACTTCTTCAGGAAGTCTGTTGTGGGGATCTTTACCCATATCAATAATAGTAATATCTTTTCCAGGATAACCATTATCTACCAATTTAGTTGCTGCATTGATGCCTGCAACACCTGCTCCTACAATAACTATTTTCATGCTCATAACCAAAATATTATAATAAATTATTCATATTAAACCAAATAAATTTTTAATTTAAATTTACCACTTCCTTTAATAGCTCTATGCCATTTATGTTTAGGAATATGAATTGGTTTGTTTAAAGAAGTTGGTAATTCGTTGTCTAATTGAATCTGCCAATTTGTTTCACCAATTATTTCAATTGTTCTATCTTCATTATCTCGATGCCATATCAATTCTATAGGATCAATGTTTTCATCAAATTCTCTAATAATATATTTGTCAGTAACTTCTAGATCTTTATATGGTCTCATTCATTTTTACGTTCTTGCCATTCATAAGATATAACATCTTTGACTATAGGACCTCCTTTAGCCCATGTTCTACAAGCACGAGCTGAGTGGCATTTAAAACTATGCATCCAACAATACCCTAATCTACCATCATTATCTGATAGTGGACCAGGCATACAATCTTCCATTCTTGGAGAAATATCAAATGCAGCACAATTACCACATAAAGATTGTTTAGCAGCTTCAACAGTTGTATCCCAATGCTCAGCTAACTCATTCCAATAATCTCCAGGTTCATCAACATTTAAAGGGCCATATTTAATATAGTCTGCTTTAATAGCTGAGTCTCTGTTTTGAGTATTAAGTTCTAAATCTTGAGTAGGTAAAGGACAAGACATAGCTGCTTCAAACAGTTTACCTTCTTTAAGGTATTGTTTAAAATTAAAATTATCCATATTATTTATTTTTATCTTTAATTAATAATTCACCTAAAACTTCTAAACGACCAACTTCTCTTTGAAATTCAATTTGAGACATGTTTAAAGAAATTTTTTTATAAGTTTCTTCGTATTCTTTTTTTGCTTTTTCTAAATCTAATTTACCTTCACTTGCCTTTTTGTAATATGGTAATTTAACTTTAAAGTGATGCCAAGTTAAAAGTGCTAAACCTCCCTTTTCATGAGCATTATCAGCAATTTTTTTAGCTCCACCCATACGAGTTTGACTAAAATCTTCAAATTGGTTTTTTGCTTCTACTAATATGTCTTTAAATTTAATCATTTTTAAGTCGTTGAGTTTTTCTTTTAGATGCTTCTTTTTTAGCCGTAATATATATTAATCCTCGTTTTAAACGAGTTTTTACTTCAGGATTTTTTGCTTTACTATATGCTGCTCTTACTCGTTGATGAATTAAATTAATAATTTGAGATTGACGAGCATGACTTTTTGATTTAAATGATGATTTAGATAATGTATTTTTAATATCTTGAACAGTTTTAAATTTAACACCTACAGTATCTGTTGGATCTTCATCTGTGTATAAACGACGACTTGATCCTTTTGGCTTTTTACCTGTACCTACTTTAGGATCGGCTTCATTTAAAGATTCTTTTAGAAGATCTACTAATTTTATCATTTTGTTTTACCCCATGTTTTACCTTTGCCTGGTCTTTTACATTGACTTGGAGTTGGGCGACAAGAAGGATACTTTGATCTTACTTCACCTTTTTTTCTACCACAAGGTTTACATTTACCATCACGACAAGTATTGCAATCTACCCATCCTCCAGTTTTACCTGGTGCTCCTTTTCGTTTAAACCAAGTTCTTAATGTTTCTTTTTTAGCTTCGTTTAATTTAGATTTTCTTTTTTCAATATGAGACTCAATATCTTCGGCTTTATAACTCAATAATTGACCTATTCTTCTAGTATCTTCATCGGTAGCTTTATGTGATAAATAACCGTTGTATTTTTCTGCTATGTCTTTTAACTCATTAGCCTCATTTTCAGCTCCTTTTACATGAAAAATATAAGCTCTATGGGGATTTGAAGGAACTTTAACAATACCTAAATCAAACTTTTTTACAATATCCCAAAAATTTCTTTCAGGAAAATCCATGCCATCTAAAACTATAAAACCTAATTTTCGTTTTCCATCTAAAACAGTTTTTACAGAACTTTTATCTTTGTATGCTTCTTCAGCACTAATTTCTTCTTTTAGTCCTTTCCAAATATTTCCTTTACGACACCTAACAATAGCACCAGACTTATATGCTGAAGGTTTACTGTAACGACGATCTGCTATGCGTTTACAGCGATCTTCAGTGAGTACTTCAAGCAATATGTTGGTAAGTTTAATCATGTATAAATTACAGTTGTTATTTCATCTGTAGGTACTAACTTACCGCCTACACTTTCTATTTTTTGTTTTATTTCTTCAAAGTTTTTTGGTTGTGTGGTTACTTTAAAACTTTTTGGGTTTTCTTGAACAAACTTAAAAAAATCATTTAATGTAGGAAATAAATCTGTTATTTTAGGACGATCTTGATAACTGTATTTTTGTATTGATACAGACTCTCCTGGTATTTTTAAGTACTGTTTCTTTTCTAAAAATGGTTTTAAAAATCCATATTTAGTTGATCTAAATGTTGTAAATTTTCTTATTAACCTATATACAACTCCAAATTCTTTTCTTATTCCAGCTTCTACACTTCCATACTGTACTGCTAGTCTTCTTTCTTCTTCTCTAGGTAACTCTACAGTAAAATCTTCCATTACTGTAAAATCTAGTTTATTTACGTTATCATCTATTTTTATTTTTCTTAAGGCTTGAGTTAAATCAATACCTTGAGTTAAATCAGAAGTAGGAGCTGCTGTAACTGTAAATTCATCATCTATGTCTACTCCTAAGTCTTTTGCTTTAATAGCTGCGCCTTCTACAGGCATTATAATACCATTTTGCAATAAAGATTTTATAAATGTACTAGCATTACCTGTTCCTTTAATGTTAAATACTTTTTTAATGTCTTCTACATTAAAGTGGTTTATGTCTTCTAAAGATTCCATTTTCAAAACAATGTCTTGAAATCTAGATCCTGAACCTCTAACGTTAGATAATTTACTTTCCCAGTCATCTGTTAAAGTATAAAACTTTTTGATTTGTGGCATTTCAGCCAAATGTCTTTTTACAGCTTCTACTAGTATTGCTTTTATTAAATTTCTTTTTTCCATATTACCAAAATCCTGAGTATGATGATTTTAATCCTAATAATTTTGCATAGCGGGGTAAACGACAACTCCAATAACTTGCTTTAGTTCTGTCTTTTTTATTAGGACAATCGTGACGTTTTGAAAAAGCAGCTCTTGCTTTAGAGTTATTAATTTTAGCTGATAAACCAGTAGTATCACCAAATGATATTTTTTTAACCCCACCACCTGGTTTTCTTACGTAAACATAAAATTTCTTAGAACCTCCACGTTTTGGTTTACCAATTGGAGGTGTTTTTTTCTTTTTGTCTGCTTCTTCTAAATCTACTTCTTCTAATAACAAATCTATTGGAACTAACTTACCATTGTAGAAGTCAAATGTGCCAATTTCTGTTTCTTCTAAAAGTTGTTTATCAGCTCCGTCAAAAAGAATTTGTTTATTTTCATGTAACCATCTAGCTTCTTGCCATAAGTCAAGAAAAGATTCACTACCATATCTAAATGTATTTTCAGTAATGGGAAGTTTTTTATAAACATGATACAACATGTTAGGACTAACTTTTTCTGGGTTAGTTGATTCTATTAATAAAGGAGCTTTAGGTCTAGTACAAGTTGGGCATCCTAATCCTTCTATTAATATGTCTTTTAACTTAATCATTTCGGTCTGTTTATTGATTTTACTTTTAAACTAGGAAGTATACCTCCTGCTGAGTTTCTCATGTCTATTTGATAGACAGTTTCACCTCCTTCAGGACTATTAGTAGTAACTCTTACTTCACATGATTTGCTTGACACTGATGGGTATTTTACTTTTACATTAGTTACTTCTCCAATAAGTTCATCAATGTCTTCTTTTTGATTTATGTCTTTTATGTAAAGTTCGCCTGGTTTTATTTGTCTTACATAATAATATCCATAACCGTAGCTAGATCTTAAGAAATTAATGATTTTTTGTCCATCATAGTCAGTAATATTTTCCCACTGTGATGGTACTCCTTCTTGTTTAACATTATTTTCTAAACCATCTGCTATTTTTTCAGGATTGACACCAGTAATTTCAACAATTTTCTTAGTTAAACTGTCATCTTTCATAAAACTATCTTCATCAAAATAAAT